ATGCGAACTTTTGCAATACGCTTACCTTCTTCATTGTCTGTAATAAAGGTTTTGTCTACAATTCCTAATTGTCCTTTTTTTGTTGTCTTTGATTGGTCCACCACTTTTTCCGCTGTATCGGATTCTTGTGATACCATTCCTATTAAAACAGTCTTATCATTAATTTCTGTTCCTTCTTTGATTAGTCCATATTGATCTAATTCACTATAATCATATCCAGTCTTGGTTCCAACCACATTGGATTGTTGTTCAATGTTTACAAATTTCTTTTGTACCATTTGTACATTATCTCGTGAATGTTCCTTGCTTTTTTCTTCGTGTTCTTCGTAAGTAGAATAATAAGTCGTCCGGAATAATCCACGTTTCAATGCACCTTCATTAATCAAGATGGCATCTTCCACATTATATCCTGTATAACACATAATCGCAACAATAGTGTTTTCTCCATAAGGGTTCTCTTCTTTGTTAATCAAATCCAAATAACGGGACTTAACAATGGGTGATTGTCCATAATTCAATACCACTGCTGTTTTATCCATACGCATAGTGTGATTCGTATGATATAACGAACATGCTTGTTTACTCTGACCACAAGAGAATGAGTTACGAGTTGCTGGATTATTTTCGGGGAAATTGATTAAATTACACATCATACCAAAGATTAACGACTCATGGATTTCCATATGTGTGAACTTCTTGGTTGTATGCTTTTCCATATCTTCCTTGTTCATTGCAATCAATGCTTGCTCTGTTTCATTACTATCAATGTATTCAATAACAGATTTATTTCTATGAAAGCGAGGAATAGATAGTAAATCTCCTTCGTTGTCTTTGACTTCTTCCACACTTAATTCATACAAGTCGGATACTTCATAGAATTTATGTTCACGTGTATCAATAGTGTTTATACGTTTGTTGAAACCGTAAATAAGGTCTGTCCAAGATAATTTGTTATTGGACAACATTTTTTTCAGTTCTGTGTGTTCAAAAGACATCTTATTGTTGGCATCCTTGTAGAAAATTGGACGACAAACACGTCCGCCGTCTGTATAGAAGTATACAATGTTTTCTTGAATATCAAACGAAATACTTGTGTAAATTGGAATCAATCCATTTCTGCGATACAATTTCGCTTTTTCAACCATATCAAAAGGGTCTTCAACACAACCAATCCAATACCCATTCACAAAGATTTTTGAATGATTGGCCAACCATAATGGTTTATAGTTCTCCAATGTGAAAATAGTAAAGTGTTTGGTTAAAAATGAAATGAGTTTTTCACGAGAATAAGAAGGTGTAATATGAGTCATAATGGCAAGATGTTTATGGAGACCAATATTACCACCATCAGGAGTATCAATAGGGTCAAACATTCCCCATTGTGTAGAGTTCAATAGACGAGGTCCAACAACCTTGGCAGTTGCGTCCAATGACAAATTCGTTTTTCGCAAATGACTTAACATGGAATTGAACGACAGCCTATTTAAGTCTTGCACCACACCAATACGTTTGGTATGACTTTCCGACCCCCAATCGCCCTTGAATGCCTTTTTAAATCCTTGCTCTACAGTGCGAATACCAAATACTACAGGGTAATTTTGTCGAACTAAATCGTATAAATCTTCATTATACACACCAAACGAATACGTGACCTTCTTCTCAAACTCCAAGTGTATTGTTTTCAACTGTTTGCGATAGTATTCACGGAATAATTCGGACATCATGGTTCCTGTTAATTCTACGCGTTTGAATTTGTAATTATCTCTATCAGTTACTTCCTCATTTCCATTATAGACCAATAACAACTTGAATACAATATATCCAAGATAATAGGCCTTTTCTTGAAAGTTGGTTTCCCCAATATGAGGAAGGAAAAAGTCGGATAAAATGTGTAATACGTGTGCAACCGTTCGTCCCTTGGTCAGTAACCGTATGTATTCAATAGCAGTTTGTTGGGTGAAAATAGTTCCTGCATCATAAACAGAAGGAACTAATAATTCTTCCAAGTTACTATATTTTTCACGACTCAATAAACAGGTCTCTACGATTTCTTTGTCAGACAAAATACCCAACGCACGAAATACAATAAATAAGGGGACTGGTTTCCGCACATTGGGAATATTCACCACAATATTTTTATTCGTATAACAATCATTAGGCGCTTGTAATTTTACAGATAATGTTCTTACTGGTTTTGCTATGTTTTCCGATACAGAACGGATTTCTGCGGAATATAAATAGGTCTCATCTGTGCTCTTTTTAATATAGAACATGTTGTCTCCAAACTTTTCTTGGGGAACCACTGCCTTTTCTTTACCGTCAATAATGAAATATCCACCAAGGTCATTTTTACATTCTCCCATATTATGACGCATGTCACGGGGCAATCCAGATAATATACAATGGTCGCTTTGTACCATGATAGGAAAACGTCCTAAATATTGCTTTTCTAAGGTAAGTGTGCGTAATTGTATATTTCCATTTACTGACTTTTCTGTTTGTTCCTTTATTTTAGCACTGTCTTCTGCACTAATCTCCTCGGTCAATATCTTCTCGCGCTTTTTTGGTCGTTTCTTTTTTCCTTTTTCTTTATCTTCTTCTGTTTCTTCCTTTTTGTCTTGTTCCTTATCATCTTTTTTGGCACCACCTTCTTGTTCCACGAATCCTCCGTGTTGATATGGTTCTTTTGAAGAAACATATACACTGTCGCCACCTACAATAGCTGGTTCTTCGCCGCTTTCTAATATATCCACAAATTCAATATCAACATCATAATGAATGGTCATTCCATAATTCATATTGCGAAGTCTGGCTTCATTTGGAAACATATAATGGGACGAATCTTCATCATAAATTACTGGTTTACCAAAATATATTTTCGACGCATCTTTTCCACCAAGATATATCAAGCATTCTTGTTTATAAGTGTCTGTTTCTTTATCATATCCAACTTGCAATTTTACAGGATTGTTGTCCTTGAATATTTGGTAAATATCCTTTGCATAAAAATCATTATACGAGTCAATATGATGTCTTACTAAACATTGTGGATTGTCTTGAAAATATTGCTTTATGATTTTCCATAGGTCAGAATTTTCCATACCTCAATGTATATATTGTATATAGATTGTTTCTCTTTATCTCAAAATATTCTATTAGAAATTTTTTTATTCTGTAAAACAATACAAAACTTATATTCTTGTGTATAGTAATGTGTGGGATCTTTGGAATAGTTACAAACGATGACAATACTAGAAGTGTAATTAAAACAATAGTAGATTCTCTTGCTCAATTACAAAATAGAGGATATGATTCTTCAGGACTTGGATTCAAATCAATGGGGTTCAATATACCAACCATCCAAAAATATATATCCAATGAGAATAGCACTTCCATTGAAAAACTATATGATTATGCTGTAAGTGATAAGGTGAATGAATCTATTCCGATTATATGGGGTATGGGACACAATAGATGGGCAACTCATGGTGAAAAATCAAGTAAAAACGCCCATCCTCATATATCTTCTGATTATGAAGTAATGGTTGTTCATAACGGTATTATTGAAAATTACCAAGAACTAAAAAATGATTTGATTAAAAATAATTTTACTTTTCGTTCCGATACAGATACAGAAGTCATTGCCAATTTGATTGCATTTCATTATAAAAAATGTAAAAACCAATTGCACAGTATTAAAAACACATTGAATCAGTTAGAAGGCACCTATGGTCTATTAATAGGATTTATAGGAGGAAGTCATACCTTATATGGAATTAGTCATGGTTCCCCTCTTCTTATTGGCATGAACAATGAGTCTATTTTATTCAGTTCAGAACCATCCGGTTTTAACAAAATGGTATCCAGTTACATTATTCTTGAAACGGGAGACGTTGCAATTGCTTCCTTATCAAAAGACAATAAACTTTTACTACAAACAAATGCTACTTATACTTCTCATACCATTCCTAATATTTTTACTAGTGCATCTTCTCCTGCTCCTTACGCACATTGGACATTAAAAGAAATTTATGAACAACCAGAAACAATTAAGAGAGCCATTAATAATGGTGGTCGCATTGAAAATAATATTCGAGTAAAGTTGGGAGGACTAGAAGAACATTATGGAAATTTGATGCTTGCTTCCCATATTGTTTTTCTTGGTTGTGGTTCTTCGTATCATGTATCATGTATTGCTAAGTATTTACTTCAACGCACGGGGGCTCGTGAAAATATAATAGCTTTGGATGCTTCTGAATTTGAGATGTCTGATGTGCCGAGAGAAGGAACTGTATGCTTTGTATTTATCTCTCAATCCGGTGAAACGAAAGAACTATATAGCTGTGTGGAATTATTAAAAAAAGAAGACAATCAACGATTCTATACTGTAGGAATTGTGAATGTAGTCAATTCGCTAATAGCTCGTAACGTGGATTGTGGTATTTACTGTAACGGAGGAAGAGAACGTGGTGTGGCATCTACAAAGTCCTTTACCAGTCAAACAATATGTGTTTCTTTACTGGTTATTTGGTTCTCTCAAATTGCCACGTGTACTTTTCACTTTCGAAAGGACATTATTAGTAGCATTAAGGAACTTCCGGAAAAAACAACTGATTTTCTTTCACAAGACTTACATTGTAATTTACAACCATTATTGTTACAATTTAATAAAGTGAATAACGTGTTTATTTTAGGAAAGGGAATTGATTTAATCGTCGCCCAAGAATCTTGTTTAAAATTAAAAGAAATTGCATATATCCATGCAGAAGCTTATTCAAGTAGTTCATTGAAACACGGACCTTTTGCATTATTGGATGAGAATTTCCCAGTTATTTTGATTGATACTCAACCTGAATATTATAAAAAAAATGATATTGCTATTCAAGAAATTAGTAGTCGAGGCGCTCCTATTTATATTATAACAAATCGCGAACGTATTGGAGAAAAACATTCTAATGTATTGGTTATCCCTCAATCCTCTTATAGTTTTTTGTTTGCACTCTATTATCTACAATTATTGGGATATTATCTCTCCTTGGAAAAACAAATAAATCCGGACATTCCTAGGAATTTGGCAAAAGTAGTTACCGTAGAATAAAAATATTGGATTAGTATATATAATGAACGGTGACAATACCATGGCTACTCTTTTTGGTCCCTTACCAAGAGACTTTTGTTTATACTTCTACTTTCTTATGGTCATTAATTTTGTACTTTTGATCATCTTTATCTTTTCTTCTCTGTTTATTGGTCTTTCTCAAAAGAAAGGCATAGATTATTACGTGCAGGTGCTAGCAGTAGCAAGTGTGTATCTTGTTGTCTACTTCCAGAGCAGATTAATGAATACCATGTGTTACAGCGCCTTAGAATAAGTAAAAATACAAAAAACATTTAAAGTATTATTTATTATATAATATAAAGAAGTTTCATGGACGTTTTATATTATAGTAATTATTGTAAGCATTGTCAACAATTAATACCTACGTTGGTAAAAGGAGAATTATCCAACAAAATAAGTTTTGTTTGTATTGATAATCGAAGAAAAGATATGAATACCGGACAAACATACATATTTTTAGAAAATGGGTCTAAGGTCGTTATGCCTCCTAATTTACATAGTGTTCCGGCATTATTGCTCATCAAAGAGAATTACCGGATTATTTTAGGAGATGACATTATAAAGCATTATCATCCAGAATTATTGAAATCTCAAAATAACCGTAAAATAGGAACTACAGAACCATCTGCGTTCCAATTAACAAAGTCTTCAGGAGGAACAAATATTATTTCTGAACAATTCACGTCCTATGATATGTCTCCAGATGAATTAAGTGCTAAGGGAATGGGTGGTCGTCGTCCAATGCATAATTATGTCTCTGTTGATAATTATAGCAGTTCCATACCTACACCTGAAGACGATTATAAACCAAACAAGGTATCGGCAGATACAACGGTAGATAATTTACAACAAAAACGAATGGATGAAATCAATAGTATTATGCCGAATAAACCCCCATTACAGTTTTAGACAATAAAGAATGCGTAAAAATAGTTTAAAAAATATACTTTATCTTATTATACAGCATGGCAAATCGTTCTTCTTATCTTAAGGCATTTAACACACACTTCTTCGAATTTCTTAACGACGTTATGCAAATTCTTCCTTCAGACCCTGAAATTACCAAAGCAAAGACCTCATTTGAGACTATCAAAAAGATGAATCCTACTATTCTTTGCAAGGCTTGGATGACTTATGTATACGGACCTTATAAAGAGGTCATTGATAATGGTGATATTAGTTTCTTTTATGATAAGGATTATGGGGCAGATGTAGCTAATTTACCTGAAGCACAAGAAATTATGGCTATTATTGATAAGATCCGACAACCTATCAAATCTATGGACGAAACAAACAAGCAGCATTGCACGAAATATATTCAGAATCTTAGTAAGCTTTCATTGCTATATTCTCAGTGTTGAATGAAACAATAAAAAAATTGATATTATGGGTTATTCTATGTAAACCATAATAATGAAACAAAATCCACATATCATTGATGGATACAAGGGAATTATGCCACTTGATCTAACCAGAGTAGATAAAAAATATCATAACGAAATGATATCATTACATCTGAAAGACATCAAAGAATACAAAAAGGAACAATATCTATTGAAACCCAAACATCGATTTGAAAATAGTATTCAACGCATTCTAGAACAATTAGAACGCGATAAAGAAATAATACGACTTAGACAATTTCAAATAGAACAAGAAAAGATAGAATATTATGAAAAGTATACCGCTCCTTATTTACAAAGACGAAAAGAAGAAGATGAAAAAATCAACCAATCACACATTCATTAAGTGTAGATAATGAGAAGGATGATGTTGGGTCAAATATTGTTGTAGGTCTTGCTTAGAAACAAAACGTTTTTTATGATGAATACAACGATGAATATATACCTCTTGATGAATCTGTTCTATCAATATTTTCCAAGGATCCGGTAAACTTACATTATTTTTCTCCTTGTATAGTTGCGTATAAAAATAATACAAACTATCTATCAAATGATTCTTCAATTTCACACATTTCCTATATTTTTTAATTTCTTTTTGTAAGGTTTCTGATTGTATAGTCTTCAACTTACACAACGATAAATAATAAAACAACTCCCATTCGTTGACCATCCGTTTATGCTTTCTTAACGTATACCATTGGGTTAGCAATTTACAACGTTCTCCTGTTACATTGTTTGTTACAATGATTCCATCCAGTTTGTTATTATGTAATTCTTCAATTAAATCTTCATTGGTGATGGTTGTATAGGTAATTCGCTTTGGAAAACAAATAATGTCTTCCATTCCAGAAAAGCTGGTCCATTGTTCATATTCATTAGGAGGAACAAATTGGGCACTTTCTTTTTGTATAGCATACACACTTATTAAATAGAGTTTGCTGTCACTATAACTACGTATGAATGTATAAGAATGTGATTTAGAAAATTGTTCCAGTATTGTCCAATTTAGTGTATTATTGGATTGTAGCAATGCTTCTTGAAAGATTTCTGTTATTTTTTTATTGTAACATTCACTAGGAGCATCGTGATAATATATGGTATCTCCATTCGTATTTGTTTTGGTAGCAATTTCCCAAGAGGAGGAACGATAATCATAAAATAAAGTTAGCATCAATCCATCAATAAATTCATTCACGGTATATGCATCCGGTGATAAATAAGTTAATTTTTCCTTGGTAAACCATTCCTGATAGTGATACATTTTGGGTGGAGAATAAGAAATTAATTTGCGTTGGGGAAAAGTGTATATAGCAGAACGATAATTGCGAAGTTTTGCGTCATTATAACATAATACTTCTTTATCATACAAGAGTATATAATAGAATTGTGTTCTTGCTCTATTTTGCGTCGTTTTTCTTTTAATTGATTCTTTGTAACAGACATCAATAGGGAGCATTATCTCATTTTCCATTGATTGTCTTACATACAACATAATAACTAACACTGATTATCTTTATACCTTATTGTTTTCAAAAAAAGGAATTAAATTATGGTTGTATAATATATACATTGTAATAGAATGGATACACCTATAAATACAGAATTAAGTTTAGAATATGGCGATATCATTGAAATTCACGCTCCATCGAATTCTACATTACATGAAAATACATTTTACATTGTGTATAGAGATGATGAACAAGTAGATCTGTATTCTGTTGCAACTGAAGAAACTATTTCACTAAGTATTAATAAGGATGATATGTCCTTTACCGACGAAAGTATTGAGAAAATTGTGTTAATCAGTCGTAGTGAAGAATTGGGATTTGCTCGTCAAAATAATCTTTTGCCAAATACCTGGGTAGAAATACATATTGGAGGCGATGTAAAACAGATAATTACTGGTGAAATTACCAATTTGGAGGAAGATCAAATCGAAATTACAACGTATCCTGACATGCAACAATTATTTATTGATTTCGAATACAAAGGTTTGCCTAAGCATTTACCTATTCTATCAATTTCTATTCGCGGAAAGCCTGACGCATTACAGAATGTAGAAAGTTTGACCGTTTTACAAGAAACCCTCGACCAAGAAGATGATGCGAATGTTACCTTGGAGGAGTTACAAGACAAACCCAATATTGAATTTACCGAGGAAGGAGAAAGTATTATTAATATTCCTGATGGGACTGTCTCTGATGAACAATTCAAGGAACATATGGAAAGTCTATATATTGACGCCAATGATATCATATTTGGAGAAGAATTAGAAACGATTCAACAAATTGTGGAACTTCCTGAAGAAGAGCGCAAATATTCCGTGGAAACACAAATCAATGACTTTATGGATGAACTTTTATCGACGATTCCTAACAGCAAACGCACTATTTCGGTCATGTCTAATATTCATCGCTTATTGACTAGATTCAAGGAATTGCGCGAAAAGTATTCTGTGTATGATAATTATAACAATATTACAGATAAGAAAAAATACGGTCCCAGTTATAAACCATTGATTGAAAAATTAAAAAATATGGATAAGAACTTAGAATGGTTAATTCCTACTGTGTCCAATACAAAGTTCATTTATGATGAACACGAGAATCCCACTACAGATACGATAACAATAGAAAACAATAGAGATAGTTTGGCTACTATAGAAAATCAATTGAACCAATTCCATACTTCCAAATTAGGTGGTCTTCGTGGAAATTACAAGGGAACCTATAATCGTGTATTTAATGAAATGAAATATTTTGATACAAATATGGATGACCCAAATGCCATCTATACAACTCAGGTGAAGGGATACATTCAAGGTATTGTGAATAACTTGGAGAATTTCTATTCGGGTGTGTATTCTCATATGAAGTTTTCCCAAGAAGATACAGGTCGTAAACGCTTCTTTATTCAGACATATCAACTAGGAGAAAGCCAGTTAGTTAAAAAAGGGCAACACAGCAAAGATGCATTCATACGCGAACAAATGACACCAAGCGATGACATTGCTATCAAGTCTTATGTTATGTTGCCTCATAGCGTAGCAAATCATTCCAAATCTACTCTACCCAATACCAACATACTAACACGTGCTACCATTCATCAACAACCTATTTACTTGTTCAAATTGTTACACAAAAATAAACATGTTCGTTCTGTTGTCTTGGACGAATTATCAGAAGAGTTAGATTTCAAGGAGAATGAAAATTATTTGAAAGCAATTCAAGAGTTTTCCGTGAACATGAATAATTTACAAGAAGAACCCAATGTCTATGAAAAATACTTACAAACGTTTATTCCCAAAACGAAACAGTTACTTACTATGGTGCGAAATACCATTAAGAATAAGCATTCTTTTGTAGAGATTGTCGACGGATTAGAACCTTTTTCTATCTATCCCGAGCATATTACTTATTCACAATACCAAGAGATACGTCACATTATCAATGAGCGTATTACTGCATTAAAACAAAAATATGCAACCTCTTCTAATGATGTTCTTTCTATTCGCGAACAAAATATTATTCCCAAACTGTCATCTAATTCATTTATGCAATTGTTTATGAACAAACCCGATTTCCTGGAAGAATTCTATACCACGTATTTCATGAATGCGGATAAATCTTATTCATCTTCGGAGATTTTCTCTCGCTTGTTCAATGAAGATAATATGAAATTGTTTACGCTATTCATCACCGCGATGTTGATTTCTTTGGTTACTTCTTCGGACATTTTGAATAATCTATATCCTGGTGAAATTGAGGAAGAACGCGAAAGCAATCCATTTAATAGTGATTGTGGTAAGAAATATATTGCCAAAAAATATACATCGCTGGATGACTTGAATGAAGACAATAATAAGGATACTTTATTTTTTGATAAAGATTATGACTTGACGCCTTACCATTTACTAGAAAAATATAAAGAAGATAGAGCAACAAAAGGAGAAGAATTATTCAAAGAATTCCTGGTTACTGTCCTTCACGAGAAACATGGTATTCCCCGAGATGATGCCCCTACTATGGCAAATAATCTATTAAGTAATAAACTTCCGGTGGAAGATGGACATTATGCAATGTTAGAGACTAGCGAAGATGACACAGAAGATACCAGTAAAAATAGAACATATTATATCCGTAAAAAAGACAACTGGATTGCTGATAATACGATTAACGAGAGTGCGTTTATTGACACTGCTACTTTGTTTTGTAATATTAGTAAGGAATGCTTTTTTGATAAAAAGAAGGAACTATGTGAAGGATTATCTGATACGGATATTCGTCTTCGGAATGAATCAAAACAAGCCTTGTTGGACGAGTTTGATAAGCGTCTTCGTGTTAGTGTACAAGAAATGGAAGCGAACATGAACCAAGATATTAATCAACTATTAAGAACTATACGCACACAACGAATTATCCGTGAAATTAATTTATATACTGCTAATAATATTGCAAAGGAATTGGGAAAACAAGCAACTAAAAATGACACATTGGAATCTCCTCATACTAAGTTGCTCCAATTGATTCTTGGTCAATCAGATTTTGTAAAAAAACAGCAAGATATTGTTAATTTTATTGCAAAACATGGAAGGTCAGCCATTCCTCTACGCGAAGAAAGTAATTATTGGTTTTATTGTAAGGATACTAATACCCAATTGCTTCCTACTTCCCTTTATGAACTCGCAAATGCATTCCTTGTTGGTAGCTATCTTGAAAAGTTGGAGGAATTGCGTGTATCCCAGGGCGTAGAAAGTGACGATGGAGATGCAATTGTGGACAAACATAGTGGCGTTATTTTATGTAAAAAGGATTTCAACATCGAAGAAGGTTATGATGAACAAGGATTCCGCATTGTTACTAGGGATATTATTGAAGAAGACGCGGGAAAACAGTTTTTGAAAACTGTGGAAGCAAAAACATCTTTGCTGGAAAATAGCGAATCCAGATTAATCGATACTATTTACTATGCGTTAATTGATAAATTATCATTGCCTTCTGAATTCTCTCATGATTTAGTATTGCGCATTAGTAGTGATATTATTCATATGAATGTTTCCAAAGAAGCAGATTACAAGGGAAAAGATGCTTATACTACCTATTATAATCAATTAGTTGTATTAATCGTATCTGGCACTTTGTTTTCTTGTGTTCAAACCGCTATTCCCAGTATCAATATTTCAAAAACATTCCCAAATTGTGTTCGTTCTTTCACTGGGTTCCCTTTAACAAATGATGAAGATATTTCGGGTATTCATTACATTTCTTGTGTATTAAACAAAATCAAAAGTTCCTTTTCTCCTTGGTCTTCCATTACAAAGCTCAGTATTAAGAAACTAGAAACAAGATTACATAAAGTGCTATCTAGTTTGGTGGTAGGACACCCCAATATTATTGAGTTGTATACTAAGTTCCGCGAATCAGGATTATTAGCTTATACTGCAACTATTCCCAAAGAACATTCCTTGGATAAATGGCCTTTATTCCAACCTTCAATGGTGGATATTGATATGGATACTTCATTACAGAACATTTCCTCTCACTACTCAAGTGAATTACTACAGGAAATGAAGAAAGGACGGTTACAACAGTTCAAAATGATTAATACCATTCGTTCTAAAAATACCTTGTTCTCTTACTTGGCCTTACAAACGTTCCATAATATTGTGTCTAAAGAAGATACCTTGTTAAAGACACGAGGAATGGTTCCTTTTCAAGAAAACGCGTGTTGCCATAATAATGAAATTAATCCGTTGATTTTCATGGCACACAAAGAAGAAATCATCAAAACCTATTTAACCAACATCCGCAACAATCAATTGTTATTGAATGGGGTCAAGGAAACAATCACTCCTCCTCTTCTTTACAATAACGAATTCACTGGTGTGGAGTATCCTATGATTACTTCTGGAAACATGGAGGAAAACGTATATTCGTCCATTATTAAACATTGTGGATTCGACAAAAATATGGAAGTACCAGAACAATACAAATCTATTTGTTCTGAAAAACCCCAAGACTATGATTCTAAATCCAGCTTAGTGGATAAAATTGCCTTACTAAAACGAAAGGGAAAACGGTTTACTGAGACAGATATGAAAAATCTAATGAACATTGTTCATAAAGAAAACATTATTAATATTGATACATCCAAACCAGATGACCCAATTACTGTATTTAAAGAGTATATTGACTACTTGGAAGAAGAAGACAGCACTGTTATTTCAACCAATCTTCGACGATTATTAGGAGATGTCATTGAGGAATACGAACCATCTTCGTTGAAAACAGAATACACCAAAAAACAAGACGACTTATACATTCATCTATATCACGTAAATAAGGATTTGACTGATGAAATTCTATATTTTATGGAATCCTTCCGACAACCAGAATTCCAGTCTTATTTAAATGATATTAGCGAATGGGAGTTTTACGAAGAGAATAAACACGGGTTTTTACAATTGACCAGACAATTGACAAATAGCATATATAATTTGGCCATGGTGTATCCTTCTTCTTTGCTTATTCGCTCAGAACATGTAAACTCACAACATTATCATAGTAATTTCTATCTTTTCAATTTGCCAGACCCAAATAGTAACATTTGGAGAATATCCGAACAACACTTTATTGATTTGAAAAAAGTTTGGAAGGACTATTATTCCCCATTGGACAAATTGAATAATGACCCATTGATTTCCAATATCATTGCACATACACAGGACAATTTGAGTGTTATTTACAAATTTACCAACTTAATTCCTTTACATAAGAACAATGCAACAGAAGATGGTTCAATGTTTACCTTATTTGATGAAAAAATGTCTGTTATGCTTTTAAAGTATTGTTTATTGACCACCATTCATCAATATATCATTACAGCCAATGATGAAAACATTGTTCAGATTTCAACAAATTTGATAAGACAACATCATCGCAATACCGTGCAAGACGAAATTGAATCCGCAGGACAAGGAGCTCCTTTAGATGTTCAGCGTAATGAAGATAATGATGAAGAATATGATTTACTGGAACAAGTAAACATTGACATTACTAGTCAGATGGATGTTAAAGAAAAGGCAGTCACATTATTAGCCAGTTATTTTACAATGGAAAGGAAACAGAAAAAGACGGTTAATATGTCTTATGAAAATATTATCAAAAAAGTAACAAGATCAGCACAGAAAGAACGCAAAGAAATGACGGATTATTTAGGGAAAATGACCATTGAAGAGCGTAAAGTAAGTGATATGCACAAGAAACTTCGATTAGGGGAATGGAATATTGGAACCCATTCTTCTATCTATAAATATGATCGCAAGACTTATATTGCAGATGAGAACAAACAAATTGGATTTTTTGATGTTACAGAACAACCAGTGGAAATTGCTGACGAAGAACCACAAGAAGAGTTTGAAAATAATTTCACTCGGGATACCCATGATATAGCCCATTTACCAAATGAATATAACGATGGAGACTTCTATCCTGAAGAGCAAGATCCTGATGATTTTTATGGTGAAGACTAATTCAAATCTTTTGTCTTTGTATAATAAGTAAGCGCCTATGCCACCTATTAAAGGAATTGTTCAGGTCCATAAATTGGCCGTTTCTATTATTCTATTTTTTATCCTATTTTCTATTGTTCATACGGTGAAACCCAGTCTATTATACAATGACGAAGGTGGATTTAGACCATTTGGAGTGGGATATCGTCATAAAACCGTCATTCCTATTTGGATTGTTTCTATTATTTTAGCCATTTTTTCTTACCTTGCTGTTCTATACTATTTAGCATTCTTTTAGAATAAATTGTATGTGTGTATCATATAATTTATTTGTAATGAACTCCCAATCCTGTCATTTAGTAGATAAACCTTTCCAGTATTTTATGAACGAAAAATTAAATCAATGTCATACCAATCGAACCAATATCTATTATTATGTATTTAATGTTTCGATTTTACTTATTTTTATTGGCGTGGTTGCATTGATATTATTTTACAGTCATAAAAATAAACTTTCTGATGTTGAAAAACAAAGACAATTACTTCACGACCAGCAATATGTATTATCCAAAATACGCTTTTATAAAGATGAAATGAATAAAAAAGATCAAATGGTTAGCAATATTACACAATTGCCAGTGACTAATATGGAACGATTTTAGGTGATAAATTATACAGAGATATATCATAAGATAATAAATAATGGATACTATTCAAAAAGAAATTGACTCTGTATTAGAAGAAAATAACATTGCCCAAGAACAGTTTGAAGATGTGTTAGAAATGAAGAATGTAAGTGTTACTGAACTAGTCATTCCTACTGCCCTTCATGGGGAGTTGAATTTGGAAGTGCTGGCTGAAAAAGGATTCAACAACATTACCAGCATTACTTTTGAGGAAGGTGAATTAACATCCATTCAAAATATACCAGAAACCTTGCAAACATTGGTGTGTCCTAGAAATCTACTTACTTCTATTGATGGACTTCCCAATTCACTTACTCATTTAGACATTACATCCAACTATATTGACGATATTGATCTACTGAGTGTGCCTTTGCTAACACACTTATATGCGGACGATAATAAGCTGTCGCAATTAGTCCCATTACCCAAAACATTGATTCATTTACAAGTTGCTAATAATGATATCAAAGAACTGGATTTTAACGGAGTAACTAAGGTAGCATATGTAAATGTTTCCAATAATCCCATTACTTTGATAGAAAATATGCCGGCGTCAGTCACCGAATTCCTCTCTGAAAACACATCCAGTATTCGTTTTGAAAATTCTGCTCTTCCAGAAACCTCCGGAGATTCTCTAGGTAAAGATAAAATTACATTTGATGAAGCATTTACAGAATATTATTCCCTCAAAAGCAAATATGAAACTTCACGAAAATATAAAGTGCGTGACATATACGATCAATATCGTAATAAAAAAGAAGCACGTCAAAAGATAAATGCGTATTTACATCCTTGTATTAAATGCGAACGTTCAGTAAACACCTTGTTTTATACGGAAGACAATCATCTGTATGCAAAATGCGGTAGTGAAACAGAACCTTGTTCGTTGAACATTGATCTACAACTTGCAGGTAATACTAATTTAGTAAGTGAAATAACTGAGTTAACTGACGCTTTAGAAGTAAGTAAGAGTGATATTATTCGCACAAAGTTAGATTCTCTATTCAATTATACGGATGATGAAGAATCCAAAGAACTTTTTGAAAAAGAATTAGAAGATTTCAATGAAATTAGCGAATATTTAAATGAGGTTAAAGATGTTTATAATCATATTCATCACAATGAAATTACCCAAATCAATCTAGAAAAAAAACAAAAAGAAATGCAGCGTCTCATTCATGGCATACAATTACATACAAAAGAATACCAAGAAACCGAAGATGTTGGACATTTACAAATGGTAGTAGATACTTATAAAAAGAATTTATTACCTCTTGTTCTTGAAATACGCAAGTTAACCTACCCAGAACAAGAAATAATTACCCATCGTGTTCCTATAGATATGCCTGGATTAACTTATAGAGGAGAAACTTATGAGGAGTTGAAACAATATAATGCAGATTTCCCTTCTTTGGATGCGTTATTTATCAAAGGACGATCTGTTGAATCATTTGAAGTATAATCATCTATAGCGAAAATCGTTATACATGATTAGCATTTATTGTAATTGGTCACTCCATCCCAAACAATATTGTATTTATTGGCCCAGTGTTTCATCGCACATACACCTCCCCATTTATTCACATCAAAATTAATATAACCAGTTTCATACTCTTGAGTATTAGTACTACTTAGTTGATTTTCACCTTTTGCATTATAAATAGTGCCGGTGTTTGGATGTTTTTCCGCAAAAGTAGGAATTCTGCATTTATGAAGTTCTCCCACTTTTTCCATTTTCCAATAATCAGGACACTTGCTATAACTTGGAGGATATGCTACTTCTTGTTCTGTTCCCTTGGATTTATCGTTGGCCATTTTCAATCCAATATAAGTTAAAATTAATATTAATAGGATTATCGCAACAAATAGCACGACTGTGTAGAATCTATCCATCTATATATACTAAATATATATTTAGTGGTTGTAGAAGAAATAATGTCTAATGGAAAAGTATAGAACTATGAACACTAATTTTTGGAAACCTGATAATTATAATAATAAACAAACAATATTGCCTACGTCCCTAGATACTAATGGACGAGTGAATATATTACAAGAACCATCTCATAAAATACGGTTTCAAATGCAAGAGAAGATTGCCTTGAAAAATAAATCCACAGAATATCGTGAAGCATTGACGGGCAATTGGGAATCCAATATTTTGGCTACTGTATTCTTCTCTGCTGACAATATGCAGATCATTCAAAATGGCATCCGTGCGGGTGTTTATGAGGCATCTTCAGAAAAGATTCTTGTGCCTCCACAGAATGTGGATACGTTGAAGATTATTATGCGTAGCACCTATTTACAATACGCTGAGCATAGAGAAGACGATATTAAGGGACAAGTAGAGCGATTAAATAAATTGGTATTAGATTACTGTGTTCCCACCGTTTACAACGAGGCGATTGGTTATATGAAGTATATGCGTGACCAGAGCACATTGGTTGTTCCTTTGGAGCGACCCAAGAATAATGACCGCGATTATAAGGAAATCGAATTCAAGCAATTCATGTAAATTCATTATATTATGTACAGATGCGTACATAATACAATCTACATAAAATGTATTAAACATAAGATGATATATCAGTATATGTCTTCTTATATCTGTGAAACATGTGGATTACATTGTAAAACAAAGTCAAATTACAATAAACATATGTCTCGAAAAACACCTTGTAAGAAACCATTAGAACTACGAGTAGAGGCATTAGAGAAAGAAAATCAATTGTTGAAACAAAAGATAGACGAATTGGTTGCTTTGTTATCGACTACTACTAATAATAACAATGATAACACTATAAACAATGTTCCTCGTAATGAAATTGTTTCATCTGTGGTTGAACCAGCCAAAACTGGACTACAACGAGATACGACAGATAAATATTACACCAAACCAGAAGTAGTGTCCCAGTGCATATCCGCTATTAAACAATATGTGAATCCTAGCAATCAAGACCTTATTATTGAACCTAGTGCGGGTAATGGAGCATTTTTATCTGGTATCCAGTCGTTATCCTTTAACTACCAATTATATGATTTAGAACCTGAACATGACGACATACAGCAACTTGATTATTTGGAATTTACCTTAGAACCAAGTATGAAAACCAAGTATGAAAAAATTCATGTTATTGGAAATCCGCCTTTCGGTAGGCAATCCTCTACTGCGTTCAAGTTCATTAAAAAATCATGCTCTTATTGTGATACAATCTCTTTTATTTTGCCAAAAAGCTTTAAAAAGGAAAGCATGCACAAATCATTTCCCTTGAATTTTCATTTGATATATGAATGTGATTTGCCAGTAGATTCTTTCCTTGTAGACGGTCATCCTCATAAGGTTCCTTGTGTATTCCAAATTTGGGAAAAGCAACAAGGACAACGAGAAGTATCCACGAAACTGGAACCAACAACCTATTCCTTTGTTAAAAAGCACGAATCCCCTGATATTTCCTTTCGTCGCGTAGGAGGAACAGCTGGGACAATTGACAAAAATATTGCAGACAAAGCAGAACAATCTCATTATTTTATCAAATTTGATAAAAAAATAAAAGAAACTGTGTATAATAAAATCGCATCACTAATATTTACGAGTCGTAATGATACTGTGGGACCTCGTTCTATTTCAAAACAAGAATTAATTCAACGACTCAATCTCATTATCTAAGACCTTGTGAGAACGAGGAGGACCTTCCATTTCCATGGGAATTTCAATGTCTCGTAGTAAATTAGGTTGTTCGAAAGGTGAAATATATGTTATATAAGGTTCCAACAAAGTTACATAATTTGAAACACTACATTGAACTCGACGTTGTGTTTTACTATCTACTTTTGCATTGATGGTGATTTTCATATTGTGTTGCCTTTCTAATGTTCGTGCTCTATTTTTATATTCCAGTTTTACCGTCTCGTCTACACGACCCGGGGAAATGCTTTTTATATAATTTACATATTCGTTTAATTCATCGTATGTACAGTCTCCAAACAAATAACGGTGGCATTGGTGATTATAATCGATTTCATAAATACGCCGAATTCGTTTAATATGTTCGATTTGTCTATATTCTATAATAGCCAATGTATTGCGTTCATCGAAATCATATGAAAAAAATCGTAAGATGTCTCCCATATAAATCTGATTGCTACCTGTTGTTTTTATGGAAATATTTTCATTGTTGTTAAACCGGTTTTCCCTTGCGGTTATATCATGAACTCCTGTATGGTTGTTTTCTGCTGGCAGAAAAAATACATTTCTACGAATTGCATTTTCCCAGACAAATCCGTGTCGTTGCACTTGTCTACCAATATTCATACTACACATTATACAATGTGTTATTATCTATATCTTTTTTGTTGCAGTTCAAACTGGTCGCATTATACTTTCCTATTCAAGAAATTCACAATGTTCCCTAATAAATAATCCTCGCCTTCCAGTTTCAAGTTCAACTCCTTCACAGTACTTCCCTTTCTTAGATAGTTTCGAAATCTCTATGATACTGCCTTTCTTCAAAGAAAGTTCTTTGGGACGTTTTGCCTTATAATCAACAATAGCTTTTACTTTTCCACTCGTAAATCTCTTGGGAGGAATGTGCTCTATATATCTCGAAATTGCTTCTCCCCAATTATCTCTACATATTGAGCAATTGTTTGAGTGTTGTAGAAAAGCACAGCGTTTACATAGATAGTGTTTGCATTTGGATACAAACAAATTATTCGGTTCGATGTCTTCGAAGCAAATAGGACATTCTTTTTGTTCTTCGTTCTTTCTGTATAACTCGTTGACAATATCGAATAACGAAGTAATTGAAGATTCCGTATCCTTCATGTTTTTTCTATAAGATTCTAATGATCTATCTTGTAGTTGGTTTCGTTCTAGTAGTATTAGGTTTGCTTCATTTGCATTTTCTATTTTTTCTCTTAGTTCTTTGTTTTCATTTTGCAAGTTAGAGACATTATCGATAACATTAGCCTTCTTCTCGATGACTTTGAAAGGCATTGGTTGTTTGTTACGATAATATACTAGTATGCCTGTTACATATAGGGCACCGTCTTTAAACATCAACTCGCTATCGCCTCCAATAATTACCCCCCTACCGTCTTTAAACATCAAGTGGCTATCGCCTCCAATAATTACCCCCCTTCTTAGTAATCTTCTTACCCAAAAATCTCTATACTCTCCAAAATAGTTATCAAAATGTTCTTTAAATTGTGGAATGGATAACTTACCTTCCATTTCAAATAATTCTAATGAGTATTCACGGAAGCACTTTTTTTTAAGACTACCAGGAGCGCATTCTTCCAATTTGAAACTGTCACATTGTAGTCTGTTATTACAAAAGTATTCTATTGACGCTAAGAATTTCTCGTGTCTCGACGGCATTGTTAGTGTTGTTAGTGTTGTTAGTGTTGTTGTTGTCTTGGTTTAACCCAGATAATTCATTTCAATTTTGATTGGTTCTACTTTGGTTCTCGTCCTGTTCTTTCGTGTCTTTTTACCTCCCTTTGATTTGGGTTTATAGCATCGCGTAAATGCATAAGGCGCAAAATCCTTTTTTAATTCTACTTTGTATTGTTTGTGGTTGTGTCTTTTCATTTCATTCATTGCTTTCTTCATTTCTTCATAGGTCTTCAATTCACCTGAAATGTGTTTGGGATAAAGGTCTCCTTGTTTGACTTGGTCAATACTCATTTTTCCATTAGCAACCATCATACCCAAATATAGAGTCGCATAGTTTGCACCAATACCACCACAACGAGCGGTTAATTGTTTTTTGAGACCATCATAATTGATGGAACCCGTTATTTTCAATACATCAAATACCTTGTTCTTAGGAATGAAAAACTTGATACTACTGTAAAAATAGTCGTGATGATTACGCGGAACACAATGCTTGACATCTTCATCACGCAATATGTGTTCGTTAAATAACCCACGGGTTTTCCATAATGCAAATCCATGACGCTTATTTGATATTGCGGTAGGTTGTCCAAACATTTCTACGCATTTAGAATAATATTCTCTGGGTCCTTTATGATGCCAATTAGATACACTAGACATTCTATATTGTAGTGTTAGAAATTGTTGGACTTGTATGTTATGAGAACCAACCCACGTAAAAGTTCTCATAGCAAATTAGGTCAAAGTGCCTCTCCAAAATATTCATTTCACACAAATTTTAGAAAATTGAAATAGAGGCTATACCTGGATTAATAGCACCATACAACAACAAGCTCTTCTTAAACCAAACAAAATGTCCAACTTAGCGACCCAACAAAATCTAACTTGTAATGGAACTAATCTTCCAGCTTTATTGTCGGCTAACGTTTATTCGAATGGATGGACCCTCGAGTCCATTTTAAATGAATTTATTGACAATTCTGTGGATGCCATAGAAAAACGTCGTAGTATAGACAATAACCACCCTAATCCTCAAATCAAATTTACTCTTGACCAAACAAAAAAACAATTAATTATGACTGACCAAGGAATAGGAATGGATCAGAATAACTTGAATACATTCGTCTCTTTCTTTCAATCAACCAATGATAATCCAAGCCTTTCCACAGGTCGGTTTGGGATCGGCGGATCAATTGGCTTGGCTTATCTGACAGATCTTAAACACACCGCGCATATTCTATCAAAACCCTATAACGGCGATGACGTTTATGAAACTAGAATTGACTATCTCGAGGTCATGCAATCTGGAAAACATC